GGAATTGATAAGAATTTAACGATTGGTGGAAATCTAAACGTACAAGGATATTCTGAGTTTGTTGGTGTTGCCACATTTAAGGGTGGAACAATCAATCTTGGTGACGCTGATACAGATGATATTAATGTTGCAGGTGAATTTGTATCCAGTTTAATTCCAAATGCAACAAACGAGTATGATTTAGGAAGTGCAAAAGCCTGGAGAAACTTAAATATTTCTGGTGTTGGTACAGTTGCGGGATCACTTTACGTTGCTGGACTTGAAGTTACTGGTGGTGCTTCTATTGGCGCTGATATCAGAACAAGAAACCTGAATGTATCTGGAATCACAACTATAGGTGATTCAATTGCAGATACAGTCACAATTGCAGGTGATACTGATTTTACTGGTTCTGTAGATGCAGTAAATATTAAATCAACTGGAATTGTAACCGCTACTACTTTTGATGGTGGTTTAGCACTTTCAAATGTTACTGGTCTCGGTGCGAATGTTTCTACATTCTTAGCAACTCCTTCTTCTGCCAACTTAGCAGGAGCAGTAACAGATGAGACTGGTACTGGTGCTCTTGTATTTGCAAACACTCCAACATTAGTAACACCTGTTCTTGGAGACGCAACCGCAAGTCAAATTGTTGTTGGTTCTGCAATAACGATTGCTAATTATGGCATTCATGCAACTGGAGTAATCACAGCAACTAGTTTCTCTGGAGATGGTTCAGGTTTAACTGGTGTTGCTTCAACTGACAACATTCAAACTGCTACACCTGCAAGATTCTTAGATAACGTAAGTGTCTCGGGAATAGCAACAGTAACCACAAAACTGAATGTTGGAACAGCAGTAACCATTGCTGATTATGGTGCTCATATTACTGGTGTTGTAACTGCAACTACCTTTGTTGGTTCTTTAACTGGTAACGCTGATACTGCAACATCAGCGACAAGTGCGACAACTGCGACAACTGCAACGAACGTAACGGTTGCTGATGAATCTTCGGATACTACTTGTTTCCCATTATTCGTAACAGACGCAACAGGTAATCTTGCTCCTAAGTCAGGAACAAACCTCACATTTAAGGCTGACAGTGGAGAACTGACAGCATCATCCGTAGTAGTCGGATCTGCTGTGAGTGCTGCGAGCGTAAAAACACCAACGATCGCTCACAGTAACGGCACCACTGCTGCTACGATTGATTCGAGTGGCAATTTCGTTGCTGCTCAGAACCTAACTGTCACAGGAAATCTGTTTGTAAATGGTTCTACTACTCAAGTAAATTCTTCTTCGATGACTGTCGAAGACAGAACAATTGAGTTGGGTCAGGTAGATGGTTCTGCTCCTTCATCCGCAACAACTTGGGATCTTGGCGTTCTCTTCAATTATAATTCCTCAGGCGCTAAGAAGTCTGGTGTTATTTGGGAACATGGTGATGCAAGATTCAAGTTCGGATCGCAAGTAACCGATGGTGGAGGAACTGATAATGATAGTCCGCAAGTTACCGTCTCTAATTATGCTGCGATTGAGGTAGGTTCTATTTGGATTAATGATTGTGCAGGACAATCTCAATTAGTTGATTGTTCTAACGGAATAAGGACACTTCAAAATATAACCATCGATGGTGGTTCGTTCTAGGAAGATAAAACATAATTTCTAAATAGGGGAAGGTTATCCTTCCCCCTTTTTTATGTCTGAAGAAGAATATAAGTCTGTTATTGCAACATATCAGCAAAAAGCATTTGAACTTTTTAATGCCAATATTGTATTAGAATCACAAATACAAGCACAAAAATCTACTATTACTGCATTAAAGACTGAAATAGAGCACATGTCTTTTGAATTGCAAACACTTAGGGATTTGAGAGAGAAGGGAGAACAGCAAACGAAAACACCAAGTAGATCCAGAAAAACAACATAATTCAATTATCCTAAATAAAATATACCGATAAATATCGGTTTTTTTACGGTAAATACCACACCAAATTGAATGGCCGATCCGAATATTAGGATAAAACGGTCTGCCATACCGGGCAAACAGCCTACGGCGGATCAGCTCCCCCTGGGAGAACTAGCTTTAAATACTAATGATGGAAAACTCTATGCCTCTAAAAATGCAGGTATAGGCACAACAGTTTTCGCTGTAAATGCATGGTCGGTCGGAACAGGAACCGACGCATACAATGCATATTTTACTGCTGGAAATGTTGGTGTTGGTAGCACAATCCCCACATCTAAACTAGATGTAGAGGGTGACATCAACGTTTCTGGTGTAATAACTGCTAGTCAATTTATTGGTGGTGGTGTTGGTGTTGGAATTCAGTCTGGGGGCACGGTCCTTGGATATGGAATCACAACACTCAATTTTATTGGTGCTGGAAATACTTTCTCTGTTAGCGGAACTACCGTCGATATCAGCATAGCTGGTGGTGGAGGTGGAACTGGAATCAGTTCCGTGATCATACAGAAAGATGGAACAAATATAGGTGCTGGTTCTAGTACCATAAATTTTACTGGAACTGGTATTCAAACTGTTACATCATCGCCTAGCGGAATTACCACTGTTAGGGTTGAATTACAGGGTAATCTTGATGGAGGATTGCCTGACTCAAATTACGGCGGTATCGAGGCTATTGAAGGGGGAGAAATTTAAATGGCAACACGAATTCAGATAAGAAGAGGTAATGCCTCTGCATGGACTTCTGCTAATCCCATTCTCGCTGAAGGTGAACTTGGCGTAGAACTAGACACTCAGAGATTTAAAATTGGTATTGGTACTACCAGTTGGAGTGGTCTAAACTATGCGACTGGTATTCAGGGAACCACTGGTGCTCAAGGATCTCAAGGAACAACAGGTATCCAAGGAGATACTGGTATCCAAGGTATCACTGGTAGAGGTCTGAATATTGTAGGAAACGTTGCTACGGTTGGTGATCTTCCAAATCCCTATAGTGGATCCACTGGAGACGCTTATGTTGTAACAGGAACAGGCGATCTTCACGTTTATAATGGATCTAGTTTTGATAACGTTGGTCAAATCGTTGGTCCTCAAGGAACCACTGGAACTCAAGGTACAAGTGGAGTCAGTGGTACTCAAGGAACTACTGGTGCTCAGGGCACAACAGGAACTCAAGGTTTAACTGGTACCCAAGGAACTTTTGGTACTCAAGGAATCGCTGGTGCTTTTGCTGCACAGGGTATCCAAGGAACTCAGGGTATCCAGGGTAGAGAACCTGATGTAGCACAAACAGAAAAAAATACAATTACTTTTTCTGCTACTGAAGGTCAAGTATCTTTTGGAGCAACATACGTTCCAGAAGCGATTGATGTTTATCTGAACGGCGTTAGATTATCAGAATCGGAGTTTGTAGGAACAAGTGGAACCAATATTGTTCTTAATGATGCCGCTAATGTAGGCGACGTTTTAGATCTGGTCAAATTTGACTTTGGTAATGCTTTTAGAGGTATTCAGGGCGTACAAGGTCTTCAAGGATTACAAGGAGTTCAGGGTCTTCAAGGACCACAGGGAACGACTGGTATCCAGGGTGATCTTGGCATCCAAGGAACTACTGGTGCCCAGGGAACTCAAGGAATCCAAGGAACGACTGGAATCCAAGGTTTAACTGGTATTCAAGGAACTAGAGGACTTCAAGGTCTTCAGGGAACCACTGGTACCCAGGGTCTTGACGGTGCTTTCGCTGCTCAAGGTATTCAAGGTCTTCAGGGTATTCAAGGTTTAACTCCCGATGTTGCCCAAACAAGTAAAACAACAATTACATTCTCCGCAAACGAAGGTCAGACTTCTTTTGCAGGAACTTATGTTGCTGGTGCAATAGACGTATTCTTAAACGGTGTCAGATTATCTGAATCAGAATACGTAGGAACAAGTGCGACTAACATTGTCTTAAATGATGCCGCCAATGCTGGAGACGTACTTGATCTCGTCAAGTTTGACTTTGGTAATGCTCTGAGAGGTTTACAAGGTATTCAAGGAACAACTGGTATTCAGGGTGATCTTGGTATTCAAGGTATTCAGGGTCTTAATGGAGAATATGCAGCACAGGGTATTCAAGGTCCACAAGGAACTTTAGGTGTTCAAGGAACAAGTGGTCGTGGTGTTACTATTCTTGGTAGTGTTGATACTGATGATGATCTTCCAGGATATCCAAATTCCTATAGTGGAAATGTTGGTGATGGATACATCACCCTGGATAATGGTCACTTAAATACTTGGAATGGTAGTGCTTGGGATGATGTTGGTAACATTACAGGTCCACAAGGAACCACAGGAGCACAAGGAACTCAGGGTCTCCAGGGAACCACTGGTATTCAGGGTCAAACAGGTATCCAGGGTAACTTGGGTATCCAAGGTATTCAAGGAGAGGCATTACAGGGCGTTCAGGGAACCACTGGTATCCAAGGTAATCTTGGTCTCCAAGGTGCTACTGGTGCTGGTGTACAGGGTTCCACAGGCACTCAGGGTGCAACAGGAACTCAAGGAACAACAGGTACTCAGGGTCTTAATGGTGCTTTTGCTGCACAAGGTATCCAAGGTCTCCAAGGTATTCAGGGATTAACACCTGATGTTGCTCAAACAAGCAAATCAACTATCACATTCTCCGCGAATGAAGGTCAGACTTCTTTTGCTGGAACATATGTAGCAGGTGCTATTGATGTTTATCTGAATGGAGTTAGATTATCTGACTCTGAATATGTCGGAACAAGTGCAACTAACATTGTACTCAACGATGCTGCTAATGCTGGAGACGTACTTGATCTCGTCAAATTTGACTTTGGTAATGCATTAAGAGGTCTGCAGGGGGTTCAAGGAACAACTGGTATTCAAGGTAATCTTGGTATTCAGGGAACTGATGGTGCTCAGGGAACTGATGGTGCTTTCGCTGCACAAGGTATTCAAGGAACAACTGGTATCCAAGGAACCACTGGTGCTCAGGGCACAACAGGAGCTCAAGGAACTACTGGAACACAGGGAACCACAGGTTTACAAGGAACACAGGGAATTCAAGGTAATAGTGGTCGTGGTGTTACTATTCTTGGTAGTGTTTCTACTGAGGAAAATCTCCCAGGATATCCAGATTCCTATAGTGGAAACATAGGAGACGGTTACATCACTACCGACACTGGTCACTTATATACTTGGAACGGTAGCTCTTGGGATGATGTTGGTAACATCACAGGTCCACAAGGAACCACAGGAACACAAGGATTACAAGGTGTACAGGGACCTTCGATTCAAGGTACTCAAGGAACAACTGGAATTCAAGGTTTAACTGGAATTCAAGGAACCGTAGGTTTACAAGGAATCACAGGTCTTCAGGGAATCACAGGTCTCCAAGGTTTAACTGGAACTCAGGGAACCACAGGTCTTCAAGGATTAACTGGTGTTCAAGGAACCGATGGTCTTGGAGCACTCACAGGAGTTACATCTGTAACTAGTGGAACATTCTTCCCACTGTTCGTTAGTGGAACTGGAAACGTTTCTCCAAATATCAGAACAGAAGCAACTGCTTTTGGATATAACGCAGCAACTAATACTGTTACTGCAACAAACTTTAATACAACTTCGGATGCTGCACTGAAGAAAAATGTAAATATCATTGATGATGCCATCGATGCGGTAAAACTTATTAATGGCGTCAAATTTGATTGGAAGGATAATGGAAGACCTTCTATTGGTGTTCTTGCTCAAGATGTTGAGCAAGTTTATCCAGAATTGGTTGATAATGTAGACGGACAAAAGACACTAAACTACAGCGGTTTAGTTGGTGTTCTCGTTGAAGCTGTTAAAGATCTTCAGCAACAAATTAACAATCTAAATAGTACTACAGGTTAATCTAGATAAATGAACAAAACTAGAGAAGTTGCAAACTTAGTTACTGAAAATAATATCTTTGTTAGCACCTCTAATAACAGAGTTGGTGTCGGATCCACTGTGCCAGTAAGCAGACTTGATGTTACTGGAGATGTGACTGCTGATAACTTCAATTCGGCTTCTGATGAGTCGATGAAGGCGAATATTACTAAGATCAAAGATGCTATCGCAACACTCGATAGAATCAATGGGGTTTCTTTCACATGGAAAGATACAAACACCAAATCATATGGAGTTACTGCTCAAAATGTTGAGAGGGTATTACCAGAGTTGGTAAACGATAGTGGAGCTCACTTAACAGTAAATTACAATGGTTTAATTGGTGTACTCATTGCTGCAGTGCAAGAGCAACAACTTTTAATCGGTTCATTATCAGATAGATTAGACGCTTTAGAAGGAAACAGTTGAGGTGAATTAAAATGAAATCTCTAAAAATTGCGGGAATTGTTTTAGGATCAGTGATAGGAATTGCCCATGTTGGCGTTCTTGGACATCTACTGAAACGAACACCTGAACCGCAAGTTGTAGAGGTTCCTACTATTAATATCCCACACGGTCCATATACTTCTTATAAGATTACAGCAGGGAAAGAAGGATATACAATCGAATATAAAGCAAATGATCCTGCTGTCTTAGAGTCTCAGAGATCACTGAGTCTTGATAAAGACAAGAAAGGATTGTTTGGTGGTGGAACTGAGACTAGAAGAGAATGGAGACGTGATCAATATACCGCAGAAGGTATGAGAAATATAGGAGGTGCCGCAGTAGACGGCGAGGGAAAGTCTGCGAAAGACGTAGAGTGTATCGTGGCGGACGCTGGAGCACGCAGTCAAGGTGCAATGGCGGGTAGTGCTGTTGCCACTGGTGTTCTTACCCCTGCAGTTATAAACATTCCATATATCGGATGGTTAGCAGCAGGTTGGGTATCTCTCTTAGGAAATAATATTGGATCCGCAGCAGGATCTACAGTAAATTCTATGATTAGTGATTGTTGATGAACTTTGAATTAACTATGGAAGATTTTACAATCATCCAGAATGCATTGCATTATTATAAGCATGTAGAAAAACGTGGACATTTTTCGCAGTACGATGTTGAGCGTGTAAATCAATTGAGAGACAAATTGTCTTATCAAATGATCCCCAGTCCCAACAGTAAACCTAATATTGATAAATAATAAAAAGTCATGTTCTTAGCATGAAAAAATATTGTCGTCTTTGTAAGAAAAAAGAACATCGTGAGGAATGCGGATTTGGTCCTAAAATGTGGGACAAGTATTCCGTAGATGATGCTACCAATAAAGAGCAAGAAATTGCTGCTAAAGAATCTGGTATCACTAATGGTATGGGGGAAAGTCTTGAAGATGCTGTCCTCGAAGCCAACAAAAGTGGTGATAATTCTTTGCGTGACTGGTTTAGCAAGAGTAAGTCTTCTGATGGCAAGCCTGGTTGGGTGCAACTTGGTGGCAAATATGCAGGAAAACCCTGTGCAAAGCAACCAGGACAAACAACTAAACCCAAGTGTGGTTCCAGCAAGATGAAGCGCAATCTTTCCAAAGATGAGGAAGAAGCAGCGTTCCGTCGTAAAAATCGTAAAGATCCAAATCCAGACAGAAAAGGGAAGGCAATTAACGTGGCAACTGAAGAAACCAAAAAAGATCATGAGTTCTCAATGGCACGTTCCGAACTCGCAACTATTAGAAATGCTGCAAAGAGGTTAGATAAGAAAATGGGTAAAAAAGGAGAAGGTGAACTGAAAGCTTGGGTTCAGTCCAAAATCACAAAAGCAGCGGACTACATTGATACTGCTGCCGACTATGTTACTAATGAGGAAAATACTTTAGATGAAAAGTGTTGGCCTGGTTATGAGAAAAAGGGCATGAAGACTATGTTTGGAAAGAGATATCCAAATTGCGTCAAGAAAACCAAGAAAGAAGAAGTGGAACTGACCACTGAAGGTAAAGGCGAAAAGGATGCCTGTTACCATAAAGTCAAGTCACGTTATAAGGTTTGGCCAAGTGCATATGCTTCTGGTGCATTAGTTAAGTGCCGTAAAAAAGGTGCTGCTAATTGGGGAAATAGTACTAAGAAAGAATCGTTTGAATATTCCAACTGGAGAGAAGACTTCAAAGCGACGGAGTATGAATTCACTGATGTCATTACCCCAGATCCACTAGAACCAACAAAGGGAATTGGCAGTGAAATGCTGGAAATGGAAGAGGCAGTAAGAGTTCCTCAAAAAACTGGTCAAGTAGTAAGAGTATTCCTTACCTTTAGAGGTAAGATGTATGTTATTCAGATGTTCTTCCCATCTGTAAAACTTCCAAGCAGATCCGATATTCAAGATCAGATTGACAAAGTATATCCTGGAGGAAAGGTAAGAAGTTATAATATATCCGATTACAAACCAGGAGACCCAGTTTTTCATACAGAAGATTGGCAGAAAAAATCTGGCAAGAATCCCGAAGGTGGATTGAATGAAAAAGGACGTAAGTCCTATGAGCGTCAGAATCCAGGAAGCGATCTTAAGAGACCTTCAAAGAAAGTTGGTAACAAGCGTAGAGCATCTTTTTGCGCGAGAATGAAAGGTATGAAAAAGAAACTAACTTCTGCCAAAACTGCTAATGATCCAGATAGCAGAATAAATAAATCATTAAGAGCTTGGAATTGCTGATTAGTTTATGAGTGAAGTATATCTTGGTAATCCTAATTTAAAAAAAGCAAATACTCAAATTGAATTTACGGAAGAACAAGTCCGTGAATTTATTAAGTGCAAAGACGATCCAGTCTATTTTGCTAACAATTATATTAAAATTGTTTCTCTTGATGAAGGATTAACGCAATTTCACCCATATCACTTTCAAGAAAAGTTAATCAATAATTTCCACAACAACAGATTTAATATCTGTAAAATGCCTCGTCAGACTGGTAAATCGACTACAGTCGTATCTTACCTTTTGCATTATGCTGTCTTTAATGACAGTGTAAACATTGGCATTCTAGCAAACAAAGCAGCTACGGCAAGAGAACTGCTTGGAAGATTACAGACTGCATATGAAAACTTGCCCAAGTGGATGCAACAAGGTATTATTTCATGGAACAAAGGATCGTTGGAGTTAGAGAATGGCAGTAAGATATTGGCAGCTTCTACGTCTGCGAGTGCTGTCCGAGGTATGTCGTTCAACATCCTCTTTCTCGACGAGTTCGCGTTTGTCCCAAATCACGTCGCTGACTCGTTCTTTGCATCTGTTTATCCTACTATTACTTCTGGTAAAAACACCAAGGTAATCATCGTCTCTACGCCACATGGTATGAATCACTTCTATCGCATGTGGCACGATGCGGAGAAGCAGAAGAACGAATATGTCCCTACTGATGTTCACTGGTCAGAGGTTCCTGGTAGGGATGAGAAGTGGAAAGCAACCACAATTAAGAACACTTCAGAACAACAGTTTAAGGTTGAGTTTGAGTGTGAGTTCTTAGGATCAGTTGATACGCTGATTGCCCCCAGTAAACTCAGAACTCTAATTTATGATAATCCAATCAAAAGGAATGCAGGTTTAGATGTATATGAACCAGTGCAGGAGAATCATGATTATGTGATGACTGTTGACGTGGCAAGGGGTG